ATATTTACTATCCGTTCTCTTTTCACCAGCTTCATCAAAACAATGTGACACAAATTCATCAATCAGTCGTTGTACTTTTTTCTGTGTAACTGTACCCGATGCCGGAATGTGTTGCTGAATACGTTTTTGTGGAAACATTGAATCTTCTGATATCTTTCTTTTAACAATAAAAAATTCAATTTCGATATTATCTTTAGATACACCAAATTGTTGAGAAAAGTAATTCTTATATGCAACTAATTGAGCTGATTTTAAATTATCTGCTTTTTGATATTTATTCCACCCATTTCTACTAGTTTTAATATCAATTATTCTAATAGTATTAGTAGGAACATGACGAATCACTAAATCTATAAATCCGTACCAAAATACCGAATCATTCTTTTCAGATGCTTGAGTACATAAATCAATTTCAATTCCAACTAATTCATAATCCTTTGTAGAAAAATATTTTCTTCTATTCTTCTTGAACCAATTTAAGATCTGCTCACCATCTTCAATATATTCGGCTAACTGCAATGGATTAGAAAAGTGTTCTCCGTTATTAGATTCAACTGCTCGTTTATATTCATTTCGTAAATTGGTAATTAGTAACTCTGTAAGATTTATCTGATCAGCTACTGTTACTGAATGAGTGTACATTAATTGCAAAAAGTATTGTAATGTTTCATGAAAAGCTGTACCAAACACTGTATCTATACTATCATTAAAAGGAACCAACTTATCGATATATGCTAGTTTCCATTTATGTGGACACATTTCATATGTTGACCATTGTGAATAAGATATTCTACGAGCAACCGTCTCTGGGTCTCGTAATGCCAATTTATAAATAGGTGTTATATATTGTCCGTTTTTCATATTAATATTATATAAAATATTTAAATACTATCCAAATTTAATGTAGAAAATCCTCCCCGGTTAAGGAGAGGATTCTTTTTAGGCGATCAATTACAGGTAGCGACACTTATAATTGATCTATATGGCGTAACCATATACGGTCCTAATCCGTATCTTATTATTTTATATTTAAGAATGTTCCGGCACCACCTGCCATAGTAGTAGGTAACGCGCCATCCCATTTCTCAATTTTCTTGTATTCAACAAACAACGGAGTCAATTTTTGTTGAGTTAAATCCATTGCTCTTGCTTTTGCTGATGCATTAATTACTGTTTCTGCAGAATCTGCTCTTGCTACTGCAATTTTACGTTCCCCATCTGCCTTAGCAGCTAATGCTTGCTGGATAGAAGCTTCTGCTTGTTGCACAGAGCGTGTTTTTGCTACGATCGCTTCTTGCAATGCTTCTGGTGGGATGATATTGGAACGCATCTGTGATACTGAAAACCATTTTGATAGTCTCAGGTTACATTCTGCAACAATCGCAGCTTCAAATCCTTGACGGTGACCAAATATACTATCAACCTCCCATGTATTTGCTACATCATTTACTGCACCTACAATTGCTGTCTTTAGCCAGCCTTGTTCTACATCTTTGATAGGTAATCTCAAGTTTTGGAACATATCACCAACTGCATTTGATTTTAATGAATAGTTGAAGCTTGGTTTAATATCAGCCGGGAAACCACCTTTAGTAATTACTTGTTGTTGGTCGAATTCAATATGTTGTTGATAAGTTGGGAACTCGTACATGCTCTCAGTCCAGGTATTATAAAGAACCCATCCTGTTTTGTATTCATATTTACTAACTCCACGACTATTACCGGTTAGCTTAACTTTGATACCAACATGGCCGGCGTCGACCCTCTCAACTGCAAATGGTTGAATACTTGTTAGAATTATTCCAATTATAAATAATGAAATACCTTTAATTAGCCAGATAGGTCTAAACTTCTCAGTTGCAGTATCCCATTTACCGGTAGGATCTATTTTTTCATACGCTTGGTCTTTTGTAGAAAAGAAATAGTAAGCCGTTGCACCTAATGTTGCTAACAATAAAATTGTTGAAATCATAACTGTTTTTTGTTTTTTTGTTAAACGTTAAATAATTTAATTAAATATCTGACAATGTACCGTATTTGCCAAATCGTATACAATGCCATTAAGAATAATACAATTAATTGTAATGGCATAGGTGTTTCTCTAGAAATAATATATTCGCCTACCATGGTCGCTACCGACAAATATACTACTACGGTTGCTAGAGTCAATGTTGCAGTTTGTTCAATTTTGAAAATCTCTTTCCAATTCATAATTTTTATTTTTCTTTATTATATGAAAATTAATTCTACTTTCCAAATTTATCCTGCTGTTCTTTTATATAAAGATCAATAGTATCTTTGGTTTTTTGTAAATCTTGTAACCAAGATCCTTTGTGTCGACATCTTAATATTCGTTTAATAATATCAAACTCATATGAATTTAAATTGAAATCTTCTGCTACTTGATATATAGTCGATGATCCTTTATAGTGACTTTGTGTATTGATATCTGATAATTCTGTCGTGTTATTACTACTATGTATGTGTGCGTAAATCATTTTTTTACTCCTTTTAACAATGTTTTTATCTCAGCATCAGTATAACCATATAATGATACAATTTTAGTAACTTGTTCTATATTTAATAGATCTAAATATTCAGTTGCTTCTGATTTAGATATTGTATAATGCTCGGCTATCTGATCTATTAATTTCTGATTGTATATATCATCTTTAGATCCTTTGATATATTTTGCAAATGCTTTATTTTGGGGCAATAGCTCGTGATATATGCGATATGTTTCTTTTGGAGTCAAAGTACCTATTGTATATTTTTGTAGCATATTAACTAGGTCTATTAGCTCCACACGCATACTTAGGAATCTATTTACAATGAATGGGCTAAATTTCTTTTGATCTGACTCGGACCACTCTTCCCACCGTTTCTTTTTACTAGTAACACCATCTACAAAATCAAATATTCCGGCACTTTTAATTGTAACTTCTTCTTTAACTGCTTTAACCTTTGCCATTATAAATTATATTTACGTTTCCACTGATCGATGAAATACTCACCAACTCCTAATTCAATTACTACTGCTTTATCAGAAATACCTGAAATCTTCTCTTCGTTAACTTGGTCAATATTTTTATTACGTATAACCTTCATTTTAGTAGTAGCATTGCTTCGATTAGACGATTTAAATACTACTACTATAGGTTGTTTTACATATTGTATTGACATTACTCGCCAGCTTTAACTGGTTTGAAATCTTCTGGTATAGCACCACAATCATCACAACGAAATGTCGGAACGGGTACCATGGTGTCTTTATCACTACCAGTTAAGAATTTAGAAACTTTATTTATTGCGACAACTTGTCTAAAGTATTGACCATCACATTCGGCACACATAATTGGGTGCATATCATTCGGACCTATTTGTATTTTACTCATAACTTTTTTTATTAATAAATATTATAAATTATAATTCAGCCATTAACTTCACAAACATACTCATAACATTAATTTCCTTATCAACAACAGCTGCATCTTGATATTGAGTTTCTGCAATTATCAATATAACACTTGCAATAGTACCAGTTGCATACTCATCTATACTGTCATACATGAATCGGTATAATGGAGTAAAATCTTTAACTTTACTATCTGCAATAATTTGACGAATTTTAGTAAATCCACCCTTTTTATCTTTAGGATTCTTTAATACTTCTAAAATTTCAGTCATATAATTTGCTTGAATTGCACTTGCTTTATCTAATTGCAATTTTCCGTCTCGAACGCTTCCTTGAGCTGCATTGATTGCTCTACGAATATCTGGATATGATGAATTGATAATAGCAGCTACATCTTTAATATCATATTCAATACCTTCTTCTTGCAATACTGTAACTAATCGTTTAGCAACTTCTGTTTTACTAGGAGGAGTAATAGCAAATACCTGGCATCTAGATTGAATTGGATCAATTACCTTTTCAACATAATTACATGTTAATATAAATCTAGTAGTTTTACTATAAGTCTCCATGATATTACGAAGTGCAGCCATTGCATTAGGTGTCATGAAGTCGAACTCATCTAGTATTACAATCTTCCATCGATTAAATCCAACTGAACTTGCAAATCTAGATATTTGTTCTCTT